GAACGCTTCGATGTTCATGACGAATATGGTTAGTCCCTCGAACTTATCCTTAACCGAACGCATCTCTTCTTGTTGAGATTTGTTTGGCGAAGACACCCACCGAATCACTCGATGCGGTACATCATCAGACATATGCTCTGGGATTTCTTTGGCTACCCAGTTGCGGTACACGCCCTTTGGAGCGAGGACCAAGGCGAAATCAATCTGTCCATCGAGGTACAACATCCCCATGTTGTCGATCAAAACTTTTGATTTGCCTGTCCCCATCTCCATGAAGTAACCAAATTCTTTTTGGTGCATACCGTTGCGTAGTGCAGCAAGCTGATGCTCGAACGGTTTTAGTTTAAAATTATACTTGACAGTCATCACATACCTCCAGTAGAGTCCACCTTACGGATGGCAAAATGGTTTGTCAACCGAACTTAACCTGAAGAGGATGGAACTTATGAGTGACATATTCGAAGACATATTCGACGAGAGCGAAGCACTCGCCAGTGTCGATACAGGAGCAGGGAAAACTTTGAGTACCTTGGTCCGAGAACTCCGTAACGTCGAGCAACAGATCGAGGATGCGGAAGCCAACTTGAAGTATCTGAAACAACAGAAACACAAGTTGTCTACAGATAACATTCCTGCATTGATGGATGAGATGGGCGTTGATCGTCTTGACGTAGACGGTTTGACTGTATCGCGTAAGATGATTGTGCATGCATCTATTCCTGCGGATCGCAAGGATGAAGCGTTTGCATGGCTGCGTGAAAATAATTTGGATGACATCATCAAGAATGATGTAACCTGTTCGTTTGGTAAAGGGGAAGACAATATCGCGGGGGATGTCGTTGGCATCTTGCAAGAGCGTGGCTTCGATCCCAAGACCAAGACCCACGTTCACCCATCTACATTGAAAGCGTTCGTCAAGGAACGTGTGACAGATGGGAAACCAATCGACCTCGACATGTTCGGGGCATACATCAACAATGCGGCTGAAATTCGGAGGAAAGCATAATGGCAAATGCAGTGGCAAAAGCAAAAGGCGTAGAAGTTAGCACAGATGTCATGGACGACATCTTAGAGTTCGCGGGTGATGGCGCGGCGTTCGACAGTTCGGAGATGCAAATCCCGTTCGTGCGGGTGTTGCAAGCGTTGTCTCCACAGTTGAGCAAGAAAAAAGCTGAGTACATCGAAGGTGCTTCGGCGGGGGACTTGTTCAATACAGTGACGAACCAGTACTGGGACGGTGAGGAAGGCGTGGTATTGATCCCATGTTTCCAGACTACCAAGTATCTGGAGTTCACGCCTCGTGAGCAGGGCGGTGGTTTCCGTGGTGAAATCCCTGCCAACGATCCGATCCTAACACGCACCACGCGTAATGGATCGAAGGAGATACTGCCAACAGGCAATGAACTGGTTAAGTCTGACCAACACTATTGCCTAGTGGTCGAGGAGGATGGGTCCTTCCAACCTGTCGTCGTCGATATGAAATCAACGCAGCTAAAAGTTAGCCGCCGTTGGAAAACACAAATCGCTATGCAGAAGGTGAAGCACCCCAAGACTGGGCAAATGCTTACGCCTCCGGTATACGCTACACAATGGAAGTTGACCACAATCGAGGAAAGCAATGACCAAGGTTCGTGGGCCAACTACACGATAGAGAAGGTCGGTCTTGTAGACAACCGCGATCTATTGCTCGAAGCCAAGGCGTTCCGTGAGAGCGTTGCGGCGGGTGAGGTTAAGGCTGCTAAAGATCCAGAACACAATTCTGGCATGGATGAAGATATCCCATTCTAAGTAGCCTTGGGGAAAGTTTCGGGTAAAAACTTTCCCCTTTTAACCTCAACAGGAGCCAAGCATGTCACTAGCACAGAGAATGCTTGCGGCCTTCGAAGGTTCGAAGGTTGCACACGGTACGACTACGGTTGGAAAGACGAACCGCAAGGGTAAAGCCGAGGGGTTTAGTCAGATCGTACGCGAACCGTTGACCGAAGAAATTATGCAAGGGCACATTGATGGCAAGCAGGGTATCGGGGCGATCCCGATTAACGAGGAGAACAAGTGCAGATGGGGCGCGTTGGACATCGACGTATACGATCTCGATCACAACAAACTCCAAGCGCGTATTCAGAAGTTAGAACTTCCGTTATTACATTGCCGTTCGAAATCAGGTGGTGCCCACCTATACTTGTTTTTGAACGAGTATGAACCTGCGTCCGTGGTCCGAGAGTATCTGACCGAGATGGCTGTCGCCTTGGGGCACAGTGGTTGCGAAGTCTTTCCAAAGCAAGACACGATCCTCGCAGATCGTGGGGATGTAGGGAACTTCATCAACCTGCCGTATTTCAATGCAGAGTTTCCACAGCGTTATTGTTTTAACAAGGGCGTGGAGGCTATGGAACTTGACGAGTTCATGAATAGCATCGAAGCCAAGACGGTTGGGCTTTCCGATCTGGAGAAAGTCCAGAGCAAGAAGAAGCGCAAGTGGTTTACTGATGGCGCGGTTTGCATGGAGATTTTATCCAGTGACGGACCCAGTTCAGAGGACCGCAACAAGAAGCTATTCATGGCAGGGGTGTACTGCCGTCTTAAACATGCTGACGATTGGGTCAGAGAGTTTGAGACGATGAACCAACAGTTGTTCGATCCACCACTGGAAGCCAAAGAAGTCGTGGGCTTGCAGAATAGTTTGAGCAAAAAGGATTACCACTACACCTGTGAACAGGAGCCGTTCAAAAGTTTCTGTGACAAAGAGAAGTGCATGTCCCGCCGCTACGGTATCGGGGACGAAGACTATGTGGCTGTAGAGGTCAGCGGGTTGTTGATCCAACTGTCCGATCCACGCTTGTACTTTTTGACTGTGGCAGGGAAGCGGGTGCAGCTAAACACTGAGCAGCTACAGACGCAGCAGTTATTTCAGAGGGCTTGCATCGATCAGATACAAGTTGCTCCTCCGATCTTGTCTGCGCGTATGTGGCAGAGCCAGTTGCGCAAGCTGCTGAACGAAGCCACGACACAGGATGTACCAGAAGAACTGACCATGACAGGGGAGTTCAAAGAGCATCTCAAGAATTACTGCACAAGCAAAATCCGCGCGATGCATCCAGAGGAGATGTTGAGCGGCAAGCCATGGACCGACAACCAAGGGTATACGTCCTTCACGATTGCGGGTCTGATGGATTACCTAACGGCTCGACGCTTCAAGGCGTTCACTCGTGCGCAGGTGCAGGAGATTTTGAAAGATATGAATGATGGTCAGAAGTGTCACGGACATAAAGCCATTAACAAAGCTGATGGATCGAGGTCCACGGTGCGCGTTTGGTGGGTGCCAGCGTTTGAAAATATGGAAGTAAACCTTCCCGTAAAGGAGATCGAGAATGACATCCCATTCTAAAATGATGAAAGCAAAAGATATAGCGGAGTGGCTCGGGGTGTCTGAGTCCGCGATCTATAAGTGGGTTAGCGATGGAGAGTTTCCACGACCGTACAAGTTAGGCAACGGGGACGCGCGTCGATCTGCCAGTCGGTGGGATCGTGACGAAATCAAGCAATGGTTGGAGGAACGTCGTGATACCTAATGCAACATTGATCCTGGGGCCACCAGGCTGCGGCAAAACCTACACGCTGATCGAGCGTGTGCAGGAGAAGCTAGAACAGGGAGTGCATCCCTCACGCATAGGCGTGGTGTCGTTTACCACCAAGGCGATTGGAGAGTTCATCGAACGGGCGTGTGCCAAGTTCAATCTATCGCGCAATGACTTCCCACACTTTCGCACTCTACATGCCACGGGCTACCATGGCTTGGGTCTGCAACGCGGTGATGTCATGGACCACGAGGATTACAAGCGGCTCGGGGAGATACTGGGTTTGATATTCAAGAACGCGGACGCGACATCGATGGATGATGGAATACCAATCCCTTCGATCCAAGGTTCGGGGTCCAAGTACCTCCAGTTGATTATGCGTTCAATCTATCGTGAGAAGGATTTGGACTATGAGTACAATTACGAAGAGGACTATACGCTCGATTACTGGAAGCTAGTGCAGGTCAAGGCGCAGCTTGAAGAGTACAAGTCCAAGATGAACAAGTTTGATTTCTCGGACATGATTGCCAAGTACATCGACATGGTAGAGCCGCCGCACCTCGATCTTTTGATTGTGGACGAAGCACAGGACTTGACGCCGTTACAGTGGACCATGGTTGAGAAGATGGCAAAGAATGCCGAGGAGGTTTTGATCGCGGGTGACGACGATCAGGCGATCCACCGTTGGACCTCTGTAGACATCGAGCGGTTCAAGAAAAGCTCAGATAGCATCGAGGTACTCAATCAATCGTATCGGCTCCCACGCAGCGTCTGGAGCCTCGCTCTGCGCGTGTCTAAGCGTATACCCGAGCGGTTGGAGAAAGAGTTCTTTCCGCGTGAGGAAGAGGGTTCGGTTCAGTCCGTCGGGGACATAGACTATCTGCCTCTGGAGACAGGGTCGTGGACCATCATGGCTCGGATCAACGGGTACGTCAGCGATATCGCGGAGAAGCTAGAAGAGGCGGGGTATTTCTACAGCCGCAAGGGCAATCCCTCGATCAGCCGCAAGAAGACGGAAGCCATGGCGACATGGGTCGAACTGCAAGAAGGCAAGAGCCTTGGTCTAGGACGAATACAGAAGTTCTACGAGGCGGTGCCGAAGATGGGAGCGGGGGCCGTGGTCAAGCGGGGCGCGTCCAAACTTTTGGATGCAGCAGGACCAGAGGATCTACTATCATACTCTACGCTAGCCAACGAGTTCGGTTTGATTGCGCCCATCGACACGCATCCGATGGACATCGTAAAGATGTCGGAACAAGAAAAGGTTTACGTTCGCTCACTGGAGCGGCGTGGCGAAAACATCTACGAAGAACCACGAATTAAACTGTCCACCATCCATGCGATGAAGGGCGGCGAAGACGATAACGTGGCAGTATACTTGGGATCAACACAAAGCTGCGTAGATGGAAAGCATCCCGAGGACGAGCATAGGGTATTCTATGTTGCGGTTACACGCGCAAAGAAGAACCTATACCTAATTGAGACAGATAAAACATACAGGTACGAGATATGAATAGAGACGAAGTCTTACTCAAAGCAGGGGATTACATCAACGGTCAGAGGGCCAACGACTACGGCGATGCGTACGATAACTTCACGCGTATTGCAGATGGTTGGAACCTGATCGTTAAAGAAGCACATGTCAGCACAGGATACCTTACGCCACAGCACGTTGCGTTGATGATGGATTGGGTCAAGACTGCGCGGCTGCTACATAACACCGACCATGATGACTCTTGGATCGACAAGTGTGGATACAGCGCACTTGGTGCCGAGTTCCACGAACGTGAGAAGAGAGTAAAGAAAGCACAAGAAGCATTCATGGGGAAACGTGATGTCACTGGATAAGGATAGCGTCATTGCCGCACAAATGGATCAGGGCAAAGAGATGGCGTGGAACATCCCGTCTGACTTCCCTGACCTAACGCACCACAAGCAGATCGCAATCGACCTCGAAACATGCGACCCGAACCTGACCACGCTCGGCCCAGGGTGGGTCCGCAGGGATGGATACATCGTCGGGATCGCTGTGGCTGCGGGAGATTGGGAAGGGTACTACCCGATCCGCCACGCCAACGGTCACAACATGGATGCGAGAATCGCTCTCAAGTGGCTCAAGAAGCAGATGGCGACACCGCATATCGATAAGATCATGCATAACGCCACCTACGATCTGGGATGGCTCAGAGCCGAGGGCGTGGAGGTACAGGGCCGGATCATCGATACGATGATTACTGGGGCCGTAGTGGACGAGAACCGCTTCTCCTATAGCCTAAACAACCTTGGGCGGGACTATCTAGGCGAACGCAAGAATGAGAAGCTCCTGCGCGTTGCAGCGGCGGAATGGGGCTTGGATCCCAAGGCAGAGATGTACAAGCTGCCGCCAGAGTTTGTTGGTCGCTACGCAGAGCAGGATGCGGGAATGACACTGCGCCTGTGGGAGCGGTTGAAGATCGAACTCGATAACCAAGACCTCTGGAGTATCTGGAACCTAGAAACAAGCCTGATCCCGATGATGTGTGACATGCGTCAGCTTGGTGTCCGCGTCGATATCGACAAAGCCGAACAGGCCAAGAAGTATTTCAAGGCCCAGACCAAGAAGCTGAAGGACGAAATCTTCCGCCAGACCAACGTGAAGGTCGAGCCGTGGGCTGCTGCATCTGTGGCTACGGTCTTTGACGAACTAGGGGTGGCATACCCTACGAGCGAGAGTCCGCAGGACGATATGTTCCGCAAAGGTGGGGTGCCGTCGTTTACAAAGCAGTGGCTCTCTGCGCACCCGCACCCAGTAGCTCAGATGATTGTGAGGCTGCGGGAGTTCGACAAGGCGGACAGCACGTTTATCGATACGATCCTGAAGCATGAACACAATGGTCGGATCAACTGCGAATTTCACCAGCTACGATCTGACGATGGTGGCACGGTGACGGGGCGGTTCTCCTCCTCGAACCCAAACCTTCAGCAAATCCCTGCGCGTGATCCTGAGATCAAGAAGCTGATCCGTGGCCTGTTTATCCCAGAGAAGGGCACCAAGTGGGGATCGTTTGACTACTCAAGCCAAGAGCCAAGGTTACTGGTCCACTTTGCAGCTAGCCTAAAGGGCGACTTCAAGCACCCGCTTGTTGATAAGATCGTGGAGGAATACCAAACGGGCGATGTTGACCTGCACCAGATGGTAGCCGACATCGCAGGGATCAGCCGTAAGGAAGCGAAGGTCGTAAACCTTGGCATCATGTATGGCATGGGTAAAGGCAAACTGGCAGCGCAGCTAGACATCTCTCCAGACGACGCAGGGGACCTGCTTGCTACGCACCGTGAAAAGGTTCCGTTCGTCAAGAACTTAGCGGAACTGGCGACACAGCAAGCTGCAAAGACAGGGCAGATACGGACGCTGCTCGGGCGCAGATGTCGCTTCCATCTGTGGGAACCCATGTCCTTTGGGTACAAAAAACCTTTGCCATATGAAGAGGCAATCAAGGAGTACGGTCAGCCTTTGAGAAGAGCGTTTACTTACAAGGCGTTAAACAAATTGATCCAAGGTTCAGCAGCCGACCAAACGAAAAAAGCGATGGCAGACTGCTATGCCGAGGGACTTTTGCCTATGCTCACGGTTCATGATGAGTTATGCTTTTCAGTAGAGGGCGACGATCAAGCACGGCGCATCAAGGACATTATGGAAAACGGGCTGTCGGATGTCTTGAAAGTCCCCTCCAAAGTGGATGATGAACTCAAAGATAATTGGGGAGAGATCGAATGAAAACTCTTGGTTTCCGTGAAATGCAC